CTCTATAGAGGTGAAGGAAATCAGGCGTTTGACCAGAGGCAACGCCCCCGGAACGTGGCGTTTGGGGTTCGTCCGGCTGGGCCTGAGCATCAGCTTCCATCCGCAACCCGGGGCCGCATCCAAGGATGTTGCCGCGATGCTGGAATATCAGGGGGATGAACTCGCAGAGAGGATCGCCAAGAGGCTAGAAGAAAAAGTGGTCTAGACCCTCTTGATTGTCCCCTTCAGTTGGCCTATGTCTTGGGAACGGGAATGATTCCCTATGATGCAGAACCCCGAAAGGACTCAAGCACATGACCACTCTGATGCAAGTGAACCGCCAGTGGGCCAACCGTCCGGCAGACCAGCGTTTCGTCTCTCTGACCGACCTTCAGTCGAAGGTCCGCGCCGACCGTGACAACTCCATCGGCTCCGTCGTCTCCACGCGCGACATCCGGGTCATCCCGCATCCGGCCGACCCCGTGAAGGGAATCACCATCGAAGGCAAGAGCGGCCTTTACGACCCCACCCACTTCGCTTTCGGCCAGATCGCCGCGTTGGCCAAGGCCCCGGCTGGATACCTGCGTTCGCTTCCCGCGCCCATCGTCGCTGACGCGGTGAACTACGGTCTTCGTTTCGGCCGCGACGCGGAAGAGGTCGGCATCCTGCGCACGAAGACCTTCGTCGATTCACTGGATGGGGAAATCGACGGCGGCGATCCTGTCGAACACGTCGAACTGCGTGCTGCGACCGGCCCGCGCTATGGCCGCATCTGGAACGCTGACATCGTTGACTCCCTTGTGGACCGCTTCGGCGACGGGATCACTGGCAAGTTCCGCGTCCCGGGCGAGTTCGGGCGTCAGGTGCCGATCACCAAGCAGAACACCACGATCTACGGCAGCGACCGCGACATCTTCGTCTTCCTCGCCGACGAAGAGAACCGGATCAGCATGTCGAACCGGCGCAATGGCCAGCCGGGCTCGCTTGCTCGGGGTTTCTTCGTCTGGAACTCCGAGGTCGGCGCTTCGACCATGGGCATCGCCATGTTCCTGTTCGATTACGTCTGCCAGAACCGGATCGTCTGGGGCGTGAAGGAGTTCAAGGAAGTCCGCCTTCGCCACACCGCTGCTGCTCCCGACCGCTGGCTGGAAGAGGTCACGCCGATCCTGCAAGCCTACTCGCAGTCCTCGGCCGCACCAATCGAAGAGACCATCCAGATCGCTCAGCAGAAGCGCGTTGACGACGATCTGGACGCCTTCCTGAAGAACCGCTTCTCGGCTTCTGAAGCCGTGGCGATCAAGGCCGCCCATGAACGGGAAGAAGGTCGGCCCATCGAGACCATCTGGGATGCGACCACGGCGGTCACCGCCCACGCCAAGACCATCCGGAACCAAGACGACCGGGTGGCGATGGAGCGGCGTGGCGGCGCGATCCTCGATCTGGTCGCCGTCTGATCGGAAAGCCCCCGGCTTCGGTCGGGGGCATCTTCTAAAGGTCGAGCTAACCGGGTCGTCCGGGACAAGGCTTTCGCGCGGCAGGCCGCTCGCCCTTTACGAGGTGCCCAAGGGAGTTGAGCCATGATCGGCAAACGTGAGTTTGAAACCATCGCTGCGATCAACGCCAAGAGCTTGGCCGCGTGCGAAGCTCCGGGTCTCGACCCGGAAGAGTCTGTTCACGGCGGCGGGGCGATCCTTCGCCTGATTGCCCGCCAAGTGGCGGCGTTCCAACTCTTGAACCCGAGCTTCGACGCTCGCCGGTTCGTCAAGGCATCTGGGGTAACCGAGGACTGGCTTCAGAGCCGGGTTCTCGGCTGGGCAGCGCAGGAGTAACGCAATGAACTACAGAAAGAACGATTCTGATGATCTCATCGCCAAGGCGGTGGTCGGGGGCGTGGTCGTCTCGATCTTCGGCTTCGGCTTGTGGTGGTCGATCAGCGAAAAGCGGGACTTCATGACAGACTGCGAGCGGCACAAACCCCGCTTTGAATGCACCGCGCTGTGGAAGGCTTCCCAGCCGGATACCGTCACCGTCTACACGAGGGACTGATCATGTCGCAATTCGTAGGTAAGAGCCAAGACTACCTTCAGGGATACCACGCGGCCATGTTGGACGTGGCAGAGTTTTCTCTGAATGAGACCGAAGCTCAGCAAGCCATCCACGAGGCCACGCCCCCGTCTGGCTTCTTTGGGAGACCGAAGGCTGAGCATTATCTGTCTCTCGGTGCAGGTCGCTGCTCGAAGAAGATCGGAGACTACGTTTTCGTCAAGGCAAACGAGGCGTTTCAAGCCCGGCTTCGGTCGAGAGGTTGACATGAACGCTGACGTTTTTGCTCAACTCGTGATCCTCGGCATCCTGCTTCTGGGCCTCTGGAACCGCGACATTCTCGACGATCTTTGCGACGGGAACGTCGAGCGTCTGGAACGCGAAGACCGTGCCGAAGAAGCGCGTTGGTGGCTTCGCATGATCCGGATGAACAGCCGTGACTAGCTGGCCTCAGCTTCCGCCCAACAGGCCCTTTTCAATGACGGGTCCGGCCCTCGAAGAGCAGCTTCAGCAGGCTTTTTCTCCGTGGGGGAAGGCAACCGGGCTCGTGTCTGATGAGACTGGACTCCTCGTCGCTTTTGAAGGGGGCATCCAGATCAAGTTCATCCCGGCTTCGGTGCAGTTCAACGCGACCAGCCTGAAACATTCTCTGAAGACCCGCTTGACTTAGCGGACCTTCGACCCCATTGTCTACCTCTCTTGGACTACAAACCCAACCCGTGATAGGAATCAACATGAAGAAAACGCTCCTGACCATCGCGCTGATCGTGTTTGCCGGAAGTGCCAGCGCCACCACGAAACCGACGCCCACCCCTTCGCAAGAGCAGTCGCAAGGGCAGGGCCAAGACCAGTCGCAGGGCCAAGCACAGGGCCAAGCGCAGGGCCAGTCTGTCCACATCGAAGGTGGCATCGGTGGGATCGCCTGCGACTTTGGTATTGCGATTCCCGGCGGCTCGATCTGCCTTCCTCGCTCGAACCGACACGCCAAGATCGTGGCCGAAGCCGAGGCTCTGTCGAACGCCTACGGGCCGCAGATGGGGCTGCGGCACATCTGCATGAACATCCCCCGTGTCAAGCGCACGATGGGTTCCTGTCCGCTTGCGCCGTTGACGGACCAGAGCTACGTTCCCGGCGCGTTGAAGTGACCTTTTGGTGCCGCCCCCTAGTGGGGGCGTCATCCTGAAGGCCAACAGACTCTCCCGCAACCAAGGAAAACGAAATGACCAGCAAGATCGAATGGGCTCAGCAGATCAAAGCCGCCCGGATCGAACTCCCTGAGAACTGGGGCAAGCTTTCGACGAGCCGGGCTGAAGCAGTGAAAGACAAGCTTCTGGGCAAGGCCACCAAGTCTGTCGCTTCGATCATAGGTGCCGGGATCGGCCGCATGGCCGGTGCGATCCTTGCTACGGGCTCGGCACTGGTCAACGCCACGGAAGCCGCAGTTGATCTGGTGTCAGCCACGAAGGTCGTCGAGGACGCCCGTCGGCCGCAGGCCAAAGCTGCGACCATGCCGAAGAACCCCAATTGGGGCCGGAGTGAAAAACGGCTGGGCAAGACTCAGTTCTATCCGGTTCGCCGGTATGCCGCTGATCCCGTGCCGTTGACCCGGCAGGTCCGTCGCCAGAACGAACGCCGTGCCGACAAGCAGCCGCTTTTCATGTCGCAGCGTGAGTGGCATCAGATCAACGGCTTCGGCAAAGTGGCTGGGGGGCGTTGAGATGACCGGGGGAACCTACCCGGGCGGCCGCATGGCGGACGCTACCCACGAGGTCAAGCGGCCCTCTGTGCCCGCACTGGACAGCCTTCTGGGACACAGCTTCTCGGTCCTTGACCACGGTTTCATCCGTGTCATCGACTACATGGGCGACGAGGCGGCCGTAGTGCAGGCTGCACGGGTCAGCTACGGCGCAGGAACCAAGGCGGTGTCCGAAGATCGCGGGCTCTTGCGCTACCTGATGCGGCACCGGCACAGCACACCCTTCGAAATGTGCGAAATCAAGCTGCATGTGAAGCTTCCGGTCTTCGTCGCCCGGCAGTGGATCAGACATCGCACCGCGAACGTGAACGAGTATTCGGCTCGCTACTCGCTCTTGGCCCGCGAGTTCTATGTGCCAGAGGTCAAAGACATCGCCAAGCAGAGCAAGACGAACAAGCAGGGCCGTGAGGAAGACACGGACGATCTCCGGGCTGACGAGGCCCGCGAGATGATGCTTCACGCCGGGGACCACGCTTTCGACATCTACGAGATGCTGTCGGCGGACGACGAGCCGGATGACATGGGCATCGCCCGCGAACTGTCCCGGATCGTGACCCCGGTCTCGACCTATACCGAATGGTATTGGAAGGTCGATCTGCACAACCTGATGCACTTCCTGAGCCTGCGAGCCGACCCGCACGCCCAGAAGGAGATCAGGGTCTACGCTGAGGTGATCCTTGATCTCCTGAAGGCTTGGGTTCCGAACGTCGCCGAGGCATTCGACGACTACCGGCTGGGTGCCCACACTTTCTCCCGGCAGGAGATGGAAGTCCTTCGTCGCATGGTGTCGTGGGTTCCGGAAAGCAAGGTGGACGGCATCTCTGACCGGGAGATGTCGGCCTTCCGAAAAGCCATTGGTATCGACGGATGAATCGTGTCGATGAACTGATGCAGGTCGTCATGGATGTGCTCGAAGGGTTCCAACCGGAAGCCACCATGACGCCTGAAACCAAGCTGTCGGAGATCGGAATCGATTCACTCGAACTGATCGAAGTCACGCTTGTCCTCGAAGAGAAGCTGCCGCGCAGTGATCTTTTCGACTACGTGCCGGAACTGACCAACACGATCCGGGACGTGGCTGTCGAAATCGAGAAAAGGACCAAACCTTGAAGGCGAAAATCCGCATCCTGACTTGGTTGTTTCGCCTTGTCCGCTGGTATCTGATCGGCAAGACCGTCCACCATATGTCGATGTTGGACGGCCAGAAACTTTACCGCGAGAAGGGCAAGGTCGTCGGCGGGGTGATCCGGAAAGACGCTTCCGGTCTCCCGGTAGACATGGAGATGTTCTTGGCCAGACCGGGCTACTCTCCGACGGACATGACCCGGTTTTCGGTCCTTTCTCTCGTTCGAGAGCCTAACTTGGGGTGGGTCTTCTATGATTAGCCTGATCGCAGTTGTCGGATCGAGAGGCGAGATCGGCCCG